AAATACCTTCAGTCTAATGTTGAAGGTTTAATGATTGATCTTGCTGCTACTGAATGGGATACCGCTGTTCTTCTTCCCACAGAAGACTTTGTTAAACCCATAGGTACTTCATCAATTCCTATTCCAAAGGAAGATGTTTGGCAAGATACTAAAGATACTTTCTATGACAAAATCCGAGGACAAAGACTTGTCAAAGGATATGGTACTGCAGAATCAAGGGAGATGGCAATCTAATGGGAATGGGTTTTAATGCAATAGATGGTACTATAGATGGTGAAGAACTACCCACTATCAGACTAGATAAGCCTGCTCATGCTTATAATGAAGAAGAAATTATGCTCATGGAGGGTTCTCCTGATGGTAAAGGTGAATACGATGGTCAGGTAGCATTACGCCGAGCATATGGAATTACTCCAGAATTATATATTTGGGATGCTAATGCAGATAAATGGGTTTATGATGGATACACTGATATAAATGGAGTTGAGCAATTTAGAAAAAATCTTTCATATAGAACAAAAAATAAAGAAGGGTGGAACATTGCATACAAAACTACAATTGCAGAGAGAGGACAAAATTCTCTTAGATACCCAAATGATGTTAGTACTGGTAGTAATTCGGATTTTGTTTTATTTGATTTTTTTGATTATCAACCCCCATTTAAAGATAATCAACAATTTTCTGCTGAATTACCACCCGATTTAAAAGGTGCTAGAGTTAACGGAACTTTTAAAAAAAATCAAGATGTAAGATACTTTACAAATCAGTTACTAGCACAGTACCTTAGAACAGGTCAGTCAAAAAATCTTTACAAACGTGATGTGTCAGGAACTTTTCCTCAAATTATGTTGTACATGCCAGATGACATAAGTGATACATTAAAAGCAGATTGGGAAGGAAAAGCATTTGGATCAACAACTGCTGGTATATTAAGTGCTTCTGGTAGTGATGGTCTAGTTGAAAAATTAAAAGCGTCAGGAAATGTAGGTACTGGTGCTATAAAAAGAGCACCAGTTGAAGCAGCGGCTGCGTTGGTTACAAATTTAGCAAAAGGAATTACTGGTGATACAATAAATGCTAGTGACATTTTTGGTGGTATCTCTGGAGCAATTAGAAATCCTAATGTAGAAGTATTATTTCAGAAAATGAATCTCAGAACATTTGATCTAAATTTCAAATTGATACCATATAATCGTGATGAAGCAGTAATAATTAAAAAAATTATCAATGTATTTAAAAAAAGTATGCTACCAACATATAGTCTAGGTGAGAATAAAGTTTTGGGAACAAAAGGATCAGAGAATCGTGCTGTTGAAGCATCATTCATTAAAGTTCCTAAAGTATGTAAAGTTACATACATGAGAGGAGCTGATCAACATCCAATCTTACCAACATATAAAATGTGTGCGATAACAGATATTGGAATTAACTATACACCTGATGGAAACTATGCAGTTTATAACGATGGATCTCCTGTTGCATATGAATTAAAAATTAGTTTCATGGAGACAAAACTTCTATTCTCTGAAGAGATAGAAGAAGCATGGCGTGGTGGTCCTTACGGTCCTATGGCGGGGTAATTAAATGTATTTTTCAATAGTTCCAAATATAGTTTACGATGAGAAACCAATAAAGTATCCTTTTTCGGATGCTGAACGTGTGGTTGCTAAAAATTTCTTTCGTAGATATAAATTAAACGATGACATATTTTCATATGCAGTATTCTTTAACAAATATGCTATACAAGATGGAGAACGTCCAGATATATTAGCACAACAAATATATGGAGATCCATTTTATGATTGGGTAATTCTTTTAACAAATAACTTAGTCAATGCACAATATGATTGGCCACTATCCAACTATGATTTAAATAAAACATTAGAAAAAGAGTATAGTGATCCATACAACACAATACATCACTATGAAACAATAAAAATTGCACAGTATCCTGCTGGTCTACGTGTAGACAAAGCATTTTTTGATAAACAACATAAGATAAATGTTAACGGAACTGTGTCCATAGTAAATGGAAGTGCTATCTGCGGTCCTATTACTGTTGCTGATCACTATACAAAAGAAAATGAAAAGAAACGAGAGATATACATTCTAAAACAAGAATACTTTCCATCATTTATTAGTGACTTTAAAAGAAATAATATGTATCAAAAATCTAAGAATTATATTGATCAAAAATTAAAATCAACTGGATAATTATGATATTTTGGATAGGATTTACCATCATGTTTCTCAATGAGGGATTCGTGATGATGAGACACATCTCACCTTGGTTTGCAGAGCAAAGAGAGAACCTCATAGAAAAGTTTGGTGATGGTTGGCAAACCTTTCATGGTATAGTCGATTACCTTTGGGTAATTGTTGTAGCATTAGGATTTGGATTCTCACCACATAGATTGGATCATCTATATGTTTTCCTCACGTTTTGGGGAACTGCATTCACTTTCATTTACCTACGTATGTGGGTATTGAAATGGGTGAAGACTTTATAGGCAAAAAAATACCCCGAAAATTTTTCGGGGTTTTATAGAATTCACTTTTTGAATTTCGATTTACTCTTCAGCAAGACGTGCGAAGTATGAGAGAGCATCGTCATCTTCAACGATTGCTTCTTCCTTTACAGGTGTTGGTGCTGCAGCAACTGGTGTTGGTGGTGCAACAACTTCATACTCTTCATCATCTACTGTAGGTGCTACAGGTCTTTGACCTATTGCAAGAACAAGATTAAGACGACGCTCAAGATCTTGATAAGACTTGAACTGTTCCTTAGAAGTAAATGACTCTACGGAATGTTCTTGTTTGTAGATTGCTTCCAGTTCAGAATCATCTGCACTAAGAGCACTAACACTATCAAACTCACTGCTGTCATAGTTCCAGTACCCTGCAACTTTTTTAATTTTCAACTTGAAGTTAGCACCTTCCCATAGATCAAAAACATTTACTGGTTCTTCATCTTGGAACTCAGGTTGCATTGCTGCAAGTATCTTGTCATGGATTTTCTTACCATACTTGTACAAGAAAGTTTTACCTTCGTTCTCAGGGTGCTTAGGATCTTTCACGACATAGATGTTGCTGTAGTAGGAGAGTTTTCTCTTCTGTTTACGAGCAGTCTCTTTGTCTGAATCTTCACCACTGTTCCATAGTCTACGATTGATCTCACCAACTGGATCTTTCTCACCTAATGTGGTAAGAGAGTTCTCGATGTACCAACCACCAGGACCTTGGAAAGCATGTGAATATACTTTTGCCCATGGAATTGTTTCTCCCTCAGGAGCAGGAAGGAAACGGATAACTGCGTACCCATTACCAGAAGCGTCAACCTCAGGCTTCCAGAACCTTTCATCAACGTTCTTACCGCTGGATGACTTCTCTAATTCTTTCTGTAAGAAAGAGAAATTGTTCTGGGATTTACGCTTTAGATCTGCGAATGACATAGATTACCTCGGATTATTTTAGATTTGGTTTATGTGATGCCCTATCACTTTAACATTATAACAGGCACAGGTAAGGGCGTCAACCCTGTGCCTCTGTTTGTCTTTTCATTGACTCAACTTTTTCTAGAAGTTCATCGAACATTACTTCTATACTATCATCAGGTTTTGCACCTAACATTATGATGCCCTGCTTCATGGTATCAACCACAGACTTTGCTTCGGGATCATCACTTAGTTTAGCACGTGCATAAAATATTTTCTGCTTTTCAATCAGAGTTGTTAGTGCTTCAAAATATTCTAGTTTCCTATCATGATCTAACAATATAAAATTCATTGCAGATCTGAAACAGAACTGTTGAAGTTCCATCATCTCTTGAATGTCTCCTCGGACGATATCGGATTTAAAAAAACTCATACTAACATTAATTTTGCTCTACTTGTTTTCTTCATAAAGTTTAATTGCTGTGCCTCGTGACGGAGTTTCTCCTTCAAAGGTTTGCTTATTAATTTATTTACACCATCTAGTTCAATCTCATTGAGTTCACAGTAGTGGATAACCGAATCAATATAATTCATTTCTGGATTGTGTATAGCAATCTTCTCCACTTCCTGCGAGAATCTCGCAGCGGTCATAAATTTATCCTCTAATAATTGTTTTTTGTCCATATCGTTCTTGGTATTCGTCGATGTAACCCATCAACTGGATGAAAAATTCTTTCTTAGGTGGGAGCACCTTCACTTGAGTTTCTCCATTCTCACAAGCAACGATAGTAACGATCTGTTTCACTGATAGATCGTATAATTCTTGTAGCATACATGCGTACGCTACTTCTTGCACGAAATAATCTTGCAAGTATTGTTCTCGTTTTGGTACTGCTGAAGTTTTAAAATCAATTATCGACAGCACACCATCAAACTCTGCGATACAATCAACTCGCCCTGCTAACTCAAGATGTTTACTATACAGGGCTGCTTCTTGGAGGTATATATTATTTATCCTATCTAGAACTTGGGTACTGTGATGGAACATTAAGACTGGAAGTGGATACTTACCATACTTTTTTAAGTCCAACTCATTATTCAAATAATCTTCTACGATAGAATGATACTTTGTACCTCGACTGGTAGATCTTGCAGTAATATTGTCTGCTTTCTCTTTACCAACTCTCTCTCGCCAACGAGCAATGCCAGCCATCTTCTTAGCATTGTTACTAATCACAGTGGTGACAGATGGAAACCTATCTCCTTCGGGTGTAGAGTAAACACGTTTGCCTTCTACCATTGTAGCACACATTTCAATAGGATCAAGTCCAATGTGATTAAATGTTTTCATAATCCTAAATTAAGTTTACTGATAAGGTAAGACTTAACAAGACCAGACCTAACAATATCTTCAATACCAAATTCAATCATCGCAAACTCTTCCATGTTCATAATAATTTTTTGAAAGTCTAAGATGCCTGTACGTTCATTGTTCTTTATTAAATCTGTTTGTGCAGCATCACCACAGAATATAATCTTACTGTCTTGTCCTACACGAGTGATAATACTATCTAACTCATGGAAGTTTAAGTTCTGACACTCATCAATAATAACAATAGAATTATCTAATGTAGTTCCACGAATGAAACTTGTAGACCAGAAAGATATAGTTTCTTGTGCCTTAAGATTATCATACAACATTTCATAAGAATTGTCATCAGGCATTTCAAACATTGCCTGTACCATATTCTTGTATGGTATCTGATACAATGATGACTTGTCTTCATGATCACCAGGTAAGAAACCAATCTCTCTAGTTGCTACTAAAGATCTAACAATATAAATTTTCTCGTATGGTGAGTAATCATCTAGTACTTCTTTAAGTGCTTTGTATAAAGCGACAAAAGTTTTACCAGTTCCTGCTACACCATAGGCATAGACCATCTTACCTTTGTCCCATTCATCAAACATCACCTTCTGATTATCAGTCAGTGGTTCAATTGGAAGCATGTATTCTCCACTGATGGGTTTCCTACGTTTCATTTGCTTGGCAGTCATGCCAGAACCTGGTGCTTTGTTTGTCTTCTTTTTTACTGGCATGTTAGTATCTGTATTTTTCAGTGATAGTTTTATTGTTTACGAAATCTGCTTTGGGTAGAATCTTATTCTTCATGATGTCTGTCCAACCAGGATGTGTCTTTGCCATCTTGTCTCGCCACTCACCGACTTCACCAGCACCAGCAACTCCTGCTTGCCAGTCTTTATCCCAATCAGGATTCTCCTCTCTCCACTCATCATACTCTTTCATAGTCATGAAGAGTTCTTTCTTCTCTTCAGTTTTTAAATTTTTTACGGGGTATATTGGCATTTAAATCCACTCCAATGCAGTTGATATAGTTGGGAATTGCTCAATGAAAACTCTCTTTACATCGTTAGCAATATCTTTATGTTCTTTCTGAGTACCATGAGCAGAACGTAAGTCTATGTAGTGTACCCAAGAACGTACACTACCTGTCATGTATAACTTAGTAGGTGTTGCTAGTGGGAGAACAAATCTCGCACACTCCTTCGCAATACCCTCACGTATGAGTTCATTGTATAGATCAAGTCCTTCAGCGAAGTATCTTTCGATCTCTTTTTGTAGAAAGAAGGTTTGTTTTTCTGGTATATCATCTATACTATTCTGTCTGTTTTTAGTATCTTGTCTGCGTAACTCAGGTACAGGTATCTCTCCTAGCAAATTTGTATTAGCATATCTTTGAGAGAACTCTTGGAAAGTAAAAGATCTATGACGTAGAACTTGAGCAGCAATACCTCTAGTTGTTTCTATCTCTAGAGTCATGTGTGCCTGTTCAAATACACTCCAATGCTGATGTTTGATACAATATTTAAGTAGTCCTGCAACATCAGGATTGTCCTGATTCTTGGGGTTGCTTACTCTCGCTACGTAACCCATGGTTTCTTCTGCCTTGGGTGTCACTGTCACCAGTTGTACTGTGTTCATTATTAAATCCTTTATTTCTCCGTAGTTTTTTTAGTTTAAGATCCTGTTTTGCTTGGTTCAACTGCTTCTTCATGTAGTGTATTTCTACATCAGAATATAGTTCGTGTTTCTTAAGTGCGGATTTGATTAATTTGATTTGGTCTTTGAGTCTCATATTCTTTGAACGCTTCTTTAATTCCTTGTGTACTATCATGATTCAAAACCCAGTCTGTACAAAATTCATACAGATTTTTTCCAAAACCAAATTCCTTTAAAGATAAGAAAGCATCTCTTCTTAGACGCATCATATCATCTGTGTATTTAATCTGGGTATCCATCATCGTCATCTCTCCCTTGAGTATAAGTTGAGTTAGTTTGGTTTGCATTGTATGCAGTAACGTCAGAGTATACTTCAGATTCTAACACATCTAATAAAGATTGCAAGCTCTTGACGATGTTTTTTAATTTACCTCTATCCATATTTATATCGACACTAGGTATATGATACCATAAAAAAAGAGGGGTGTCTACCCCTCTGTAATTATTGTAGAATCTCTCTACATATTCGTTTGCATTCATTTTGTTGTGAGTCACACTCAACTAGACATTCGTAATAGTCATCGAGCATTGTGTCGTCTGATCTATCATGGTACTGCCACCCATCTAATTGACTGCGAGATATTAAATTATGCATATTCCTCCGTAAACTACTGTCATAATATTAAAAAGGAGGTTTTTAATTCATGACTCTACCTCTGAATTCTACCATTATTTATTTTTTACACCTATACATTTACTATGTTTTGAAACAAAAATAAATGCCTACGAGTTTATACTCATAAGCATTAGATGTTATTAAGATGTGATCTTCCAGTCTTTGACTGCGTTAAAGTGGACTTTTAAATAAACCCATTTAGCGTAGTTAACACCACGATAAGTCAAGAATGCAAACGTTCTTTCGGGATCGTGCTTGACAGGATCAAACTCTGGAAGAACGGGGGGACCCCAATCTACCTTGATCCTTAGCATTTTTACTACCTCTGTTGTTCTAGCAGTTGAACCTCACCATATATTATAGTGAGAAAGGCAATACAACCCAAGGATATGATACCCACGACCTGTAGTGTTTCAACCATCGTTAAGCTCCTACCATCTTACGCTGTACTTTAACGCCTCTGTACATTAAATCATGTCTTTGACGTTTTGCTGCCTCATCGAGTACTTTTTTATTGTACTCTGCGGTGTCATAGCTAACACCTCTGTATGTGACCTGTGCCATTTGGTTTCTCCTAAAGTAATTGGATGATTAATCCGTTCCTTCAGTCAGCTTTTGCGTCCTCTTGCGAGGATGAACGAAATCCGTTCCGAGTTGGCTTACTTGCGTCCAATTTGCCATGCTTTGCAATCTGGTTCTGATACTTTACTATAGAAGTAATCAATAAGATACTCATGAGCATCAGAATTAAGATCCTTATCGCTAAGTATCTCGATTCTATTTCTGTTCCACTCATTACATGACATCTCCCAATGAGAGGGATCATGTTCAGATAGGAGCAGTGCTAGGAGTGCTAAGCTGTGCATTGGATGAACGTGTTAGTATACTAACATAACTATTTAGAAATGTCAATAAGTATTAACTGCTACAAAATTGCTTCTTAATTATATCTTAATTTCCTGACAAATAAAAATCTGTTCCTCCCGCTTTGCATATCCTCTTTACTGTAGCGTCGTAAATTGGTGTAGGATCTGCAAAAATTAATCCTCTTGTAAAATCAAATGCTTCTCTGTATCTACGAAACTTAAACACATCGTCATAGGTATGTGCAGACACAATGACACCATCACTTCTCTGGTATCTCATGGTCTTCCATACATTGGGTTCATCTAATTTTCTATAGAATATTACCCACATACCTGTTGGATATGATTTCTCTGATTCTGCAATCATCTCTTCTTTTTACCCTTTGGTTTTTCTTTTTGGTTTGGATCTTGCCACAGTTTAGGTGGTACTTTACCCATTGATTGTTTTATTGCTAGAACATTTTTATACTTATCATAATAATAATCAAATATTTCAACTGATTTATATGACATAGCAAGATCCCACCTTGCTTCCTCCTTGTCACCAACTTTATATTGTACAAGGTATGCGTTGTATGGTAACTTAGCATTGTCATCCTTCTTAGGATCACAATTTTCTTTTAAGATATTCAATGTCTGCATTAGCTTCTGTTGCCCCATTCAATGTTTGGGAATGCTTCCTCAACACATTGTTTGGTAATTTTCCAACGCTTTCCAATTCTTCTATCTTTCATAAGAGTTAGAACTTCTGCTTCACCTTTGTGTAGTCCCTCTAACAGTTGAATGAATAGAGTTTCTCTACGTGTTTGTGAAACACTTGCACCACCTTTGAAGAATAGATATAACTTTCGATACTCTTGTATGAGTCTCGTGTGTTCCGTTTCTTCTGGTGCATCGTTCTCTTTATATGGAACGTCTCCATCAGGTAACATGGAGATTACACTATCGTCAAAGTTGGCGATTAGCACAGATCTTAATGCTGGAGAATTATATTCCTGCAGCAATTTTATTTTCTGTGCTTTTGTTTTTGCGTTGCTTACTTTTTGTAGCACTTCATTTAGTAACAATTGCATGATTATTTTTGTACCGTATTAATATTTATGACTCTTCAGAATCCTCTTGATCCATGAACCTAACAGATAATAGTTCTTCATTTAGAATAAAACCATTGTGATCATACATCTCTGGATGCATTGCTGCTTCATCTTCTATCTCCTTTGCATAAAGTTGGTCATGTTTAACTTCATTGGCAGTCCATCCTGCTAATACTCCAATTGCTAGGAACAAAAAAGATATTGTTGCCGAGATATAGATCATTAAAGATTCAGTCATTGTTCAACTCCGAACTAATTTTTTTCTTTTCCCACCTAAGTTCAAAGTTGAAGTAGACTTTTCTTTTTAGGAGGGTAAACACTTTGTTTATAAGTATCCCTTTACGGGTAGGTTCAATAGACTTCGGTTTAGTCCCCCTTAACATAAGTTCTATACCTTTATTTATTTTAATTTCTTCCATTAACTGCCAGATGTGACTAATCCTTTCTTAAGAAATAGTTTAGCAACGTCAACGAGTCCACCAACATACTCATCATCTATTACTACGACAGGGAATCCACCAGCATCAGGCCATCGTGTCTTAATTTTAAGTTGATTCTCAACTCCTATATCATTCCACTTGACTTCAGTGTATTCTACGTTTGCTCTCACCATAAGTTCTTTTGTTCTAGTACACCAGATACATCCTTCATTGGTGTAGATCGTAATATTCATGAGTTTTATTTTTATGTATAAAAAAAGAGGGTCTGTTCTAGACCCTCATTATATCATTGACCAAACTGTTTGTCAACCTATAGTGCGTTACCTCTTGGCAACACTTCTTCTGGGAACACGAAGTTCTCATGCGGTTGATCGACAGATGACATCCATGCTCTCATACCTTCATTAAGAAGTATATTCTTAGTGTAGAAAGTCTCGAACTCTGGGTCTT